AAAGTTTTCATTTCGTTTACTAGTCGTGAAGAATATATTTTAATTAGTTTGTTTCTGATAAACTCCTCTAATTTCGCGACGATCAAGGGACGCGTCTTCATCGAAGTGGTGAAACCTGGGATGGCGCTATTTCTTATTTCGGCCTGGTGTTGCTCAATATATTCATGGGTGGACTTAATTGAATAATAAAGATTGGGATATTGGTATTCTATGAGCTTGTCTAGTACTGTGTATCCAATATTATTATTTTCAACTACCAGCATACATCCCCCATATTCTCTACCCACTTGATTCAGCATATTGGCATACATATCTGGGGTTGGCTTTCCTTGATACTCTCCTACCACTTCTAATGTTTCTAATTTTATAATATGAAAAGTAGAATAGTCAGCAGCGTCTCCACGTGCAACATCCACTACCATTAAATAATTACACGTGGGATCATGTTCTTCCCAGATCCAAAAGTTTCGATCAAAACCAGTACGATATTTAGGCTCCCTCACACACGTCAACAGCCACTCCATACAATCAGGATCAATAACAGTTTCGCCTGAAGTATTAAAGTTACATTCTAATTCTTGTGCAATCTGTCGTTTCGACATATTTTTGGTTTCTTTCTTATACCACTCTTCATCTCGTTCAGGGTGCACATCCCACATGAGAGTTGTCAAATTAAAATTGTTTGTTCCTGCGTCTGCGTCCGTGCACGTCTTGTGAAACCAATTTCCCACACCGTTGGGAGTAGACAAAGCAATACAGCGTCCACCGGTGGATAGCGTGGGATACAAACCTGTCCAGAGTTCTTCTAAACCTTCGATGTGTGCCGCTTCGTCCAATACCAAAAGAGACAACGCCTCCGAACGGCCAGCATCGCCAGAAGTGGAGGCGGCTTTAATAGAAGAACCGTTAGAAAGCTCAAACGAAGTTCTGTTGTCTACATCAATAGTGGCAATCTTTAACCAGTCTGGAAGATTACGCATGATACCTTTTACTTTTTTTACTAAGTTACCCGCCGTTGCAAACTTTGTTGCCATTACAAGAATTGCTTTATCTCGATGAAATAACATCATCCAAACAATATAACCAGCCGTAATCGTTGAGATGCCAAGCTGGCGGGCTTTTAAAATAACATTAAAACGATAATCGTTAAAGTTATCCAGCAAATCGTCCTGAAAGTCATACGTGTCAAATAAAATAAGACCGTGTAGTGGATGCGAGATCCTCGCATACGTCTTTAAAAAATAGGCAGAATCTTTGCCGCACTTTAATATCTCTTTTACTTTTTGTTTTTTGTCTAATTGAAAGCTCATTCATTTTTATCTTCGTGCTTCTTCTCTCTCAATAACTTCATCGGCGGCCGCTAGAATTCTATCTCTCAAGCGCATTGCTTCATCACTAAGCTCATCGTCATATTCCATTATCCACGTGTCGCGGGGAGGACCACCTTGACCCTCGACAGTATCAGACAATAAGTCTTCAAGAACCTGGGAAATAGCATCAGACATTTCTTCTTCCTTTGTGGTGGGATATTTGTCAAGATCCGATCCGTGAGTAAGAATATCTTCTTCTGGTACACCAGTTCTGAACTCGATCTCTTTTACGATCTCTTCTTGAATGATTTCTTGTATTCTGGATTTAGATATTTTCATTTGACTGTTCTTCCTGGGAGGGCTGATGAGGCGCATGCGGTGGCGCGTCGGGCTGCGGAGGTTGTTCTTCAGGAATTTCCATCTTCTCGTCCATAAAATATCGTGGATCGATAAACTTCTTATTCTTTCTTGGCCTACTCATTTCGTTTCTCCTTTAGGCCGAGTATCGTTCTTCGGGCGCTTACCTTTCCAGCCACCTTGTTCTAGAAAAGTTTTCCAACCTTTCTCTAGTCTATCCTTAGAAGGCGCCTCAATATGCATCTCATCCGGCAAGCCACCAATCTTATAATGTTTCTTTGCTATTACCCAGCTACGAACACGAGATGAGTTTTCTGCCCGAACATCTACTTCTCCCTCTTCTGTCAACGCAACTGAGCTTCCAGTAATACGTTTATATTCTTTTTTTATCCATCCTGCGATATCGCTCATACGTTGATCAATTTCACCTTCAAAGCCGGCGGCATAAATCTCTTTAAGTTGAATCTCAGACTGATAAGTTAAGCACATCATGTTTCCATATATCTTAACATTAAATCCGTCCATCACACGCTCATCGATTAAAGCGTCTCCTTCTTCTCTACGAAGAATTCCTGGTTTAACTGGTTCATAATCTTCACCCAACGCACCATCATACGCATTGGCTGCAGCTTGTGATAGTCCTTGAACTATATCATAAATTGAATCTGATTCTTTTTTCTTAGCCATTATTTGTTTCCTTTTCTTTTAAAATCATGTTCGGCAACGGGAGCGTGTACTTGTGCCTGTTGTGGTTGCTCTGCGGCCGCTGGTTGTTGGGGTGCCTGTTCTCCGCTTTGCTTATTCAGCGCTGCTAAAGTTGTCGATAAAATAGCCCTTTTGCGATCATGCTTGATACTTGTCGCACCAGTAATTACATAATTGAGCAATGCTTGAAAATCGGCAGGTGTAGTAAGGCGCGCCATTAATTCCTGAGCTTTCACTCGTTGAAGTGCAGTGTTCAGCATTTTTAGAGCCGAAGAACCGGGAGCAGCCGGCGCTTCATTTAGCGCTTCATAAATTGCTTTGCGGATATCTTTCTTAGTCAGCTTCATTTTCGGGTCTCCATCCTTTTAGCCATCTCTCTTCTCTGTCTTCAACATATTGTATATAGCATTTGAAGCAACAATCGAACTTAACTAAACAAACATCATCCATAGATCTTCTTGCGAAGGAGCTACAAATTGGACATGAACGTATAGCATCTCTATTAAGTAGTTTTTTTGATACCTTTATACCATTAACATCTACTTTTTCTTGAGACTCTTCGATTTGTTGTGTTTTCTGATAAAACTCTTTCATTTGTTGGAGATAATCTTTTTCTTTGTTCTCATCCCAATTTGCTTTAGGATTTTGAATTGCTTCGTCTCCATACTTCTTTGATATCGCTTTTTCAACTGCAGCAATATGATTTAGTTTATCTTTACTCATCTCGAAATGCTTTGTATGCTCCGTAAGTTACAACAACGCCGCTCGCAATTCCACCAGCATACCACCACCACTTGTTAGGTGGAGACTGTTTCTTGATTGTCTCTTGTAGTTTAACAATCTCGGTGTCCTTTTGTTCAATAATTAATTTATATTCGGCGTCCAAAGCATCATAACGAATATTAAAATTCTTTCTTTCCAGTTCAAATTCGGTGCCGGCGACATCTAATTGATATTCTATCTCTATATCACATGACGATTTCCAGCCATCTTTTTCTGTCATAATGTTTGCAGTAGCTATCGGATCAAATAAAACCCCTGCAAAGGGTGCTGGCTGTTCTTCTGCCACAAGAGTAAATGTGCCATCGTCAGCTAACGCTGTTGAAGAAAACAAAAACAAAGCCAAGATTCTATTCAACATAATCAAACCCAAATATAGATTCTATTTCTTCAATTAGTGCTCGCGGATCTTCAACAAAATCTTTAACGAATTCTTTTTGCTTTTTGTTTTTTAACTCTTTTAATTCTTCTTTGTCCATCTCATAACGCTCTTGGACAGCTGCCAACTGTTCTTCATATTGCTGCAAAGCCTCTTCACGTTTCTCTAATTCTCTTTTGTGAATCTCTTGAAGTCCAGCGATTTGATTTTGCAAGCTTTCTTGCGTTGCTATATATGCACTTTCGAGTTGTTTATAGTCATAACGCATTTTGCCTATTACTAATAATAGGCAACATACGATTAAAAGTTCTTTCCAGTTATTTCTAACGAACCGCAAAACTGAGGCTACATTCATTAAGCACCTTTAAGTTTCGCAATCGCATCAATAATACCTTGGCCACCCAGATATAATCCAGAAATAATAACCCAATCGGCGGACTCAAGGTTGGCTGTCAACATTAATCCTGTTGCAGTAAACCACACCAGCAACTTTCGTGAGATCGCCTTTTCCAATAATGTGTCTAATTTTCCTTGTACCATTTTTTTCATTCTTTGCTCCCTTTTTTCTTTTTATAACCTTTGGATGTGCACATTTCTTCTGCCTCGTCTTGAGATAATCCTTCTGGCCTTTCATCGTCGGATGCATCTTTCATGGCACACATATAGCCTCTTTGCTCTTTGCTATACACTTCTTTAATTTCAATATTAAAGGCGCTTTCAATCCTCTCTCTGATTTCATCGGGGCCAAGACCGGTTCCATATAAATTAGCAATTGCCTCTTCTAATTGAGCTTTCCAATGCGCACTATCGTCATTTTCTTTAAGCTCCCCTTTGCCGCCGGGGGTAAAATGAGTAGGGGGTGTTCTATATCTCCCCATGATTTTTTGACCTACACCTGTCGAAAGAGGACTGGTGCCTGTCATAACTGCCGATAAATAATCCACACTGGTGTCCAAAGATTCAATACCTTTTAACAGCTTCTTAAGAGCTTGAGTTAATTCTGGTGTTTGTGTATCAGTATCAAAGATGCCCTCTCTGATTAAAGCTTTTAATTGATTCTTGGTAATTTTCATTTTTTCTCTAAATCCTTCTCATTGATTAATGGAACTTGTATGCGATCTAATTTTCTCAGTCTCTTTTGAACTCGTACATCATCAGGTAAATAGTCCCTAATATCTTCTATGACGCTCTCCATTTCATAAACGTAATCCAAGAACCTGTGAATATCATCCATGTCTATCTCTTTAGGATGTTTGATATGTGCTCTCTTGTCTATTAACTTCTTTTCTGAATCATATGGAAGGATAATAAATTTTTTAGGTTCTTTAACTTTATCATTGGTAAACATAGGCGAATCCGTCTTTCTTATCAATAACGATTTGCATATCGACGCAATCTTTGAGAGAATCGAGATGCGAAATGAGTAAAACATTTTTAAAGTATACCTTAACTAGATCTAAAATACGAATGAAACCTTCCATGTTTTCTTCATCTAACGCGGTTCCTGGTTCGTCAAGAATGAAGATGTCGCCTTTTGGCAACGAGGAGACAGATAATAAGGCTAAGCGAATAGCCATGGCTCCCATTGTTTTTTCTGCACCAGATGCCATTTCAATCGGACGTTCGCCATGCTTCGGGTGTTTAATGAAAATATCAAATTTCTTTCCAGAATCTTCGAAGAAGACTTCGAAATCTACAATATTAGCCAGAACCTTTGCAATTTCTTGATTGATAACAGGAAGCTGCTTCTTAATAATATCATATGCCACGCCACTGGAGTGCATGCAGCGCATATATAAATCGTATGCCGAATACTCTTCACGAAGATTGTGAAATTCTTCTTTGAGTTCCCGCAAAGATACTAGCTTTTGCTCCAGAGAGCCATGAGCCTTGTACAACTCTAACACCTCTTCCTGACACTTTTCTAACTTTGTTTTTGTTTTCTTCTCTTGTGTTAGAAGATTCCTTTTATCTCTCATTAAGTGTTCAAGATTTTCAATTGCCTCTTTATTTTCTTCATAAGACTCCACATCAACAGCCAATTGGGATATTTCATTTTGAAGCCTTTCAAAGGAAACATTATTCTTTTCTATCTTAAGTTTAACTTCAGACAATTGAGTTTCCACTTGTCTCTTTCTAACTGTAACCTTTTTGTGTTTATCGATTAAATCATAGGTTCGCTTTGTCTCGTCGCTCTCAACAACTTCATGAAGAGAATTCAACAAATAATTGAGATCCTGTACAGCCTGTTGAGATTCAGGGATATTAGCGACAGCAACATGCGCATCTTTAATAAACTTACATTTAGGATATTGATCGCCGCACGGAATATCATCTAATAGATTTGCTTTAAGATTATTTCTCTTTAAATCTTCTTCCGCTGTCTTTAGTTCCTGCTGTTTTGTAACAAGCTTGTCTTTTAGCTGTGTTAGTTTTTCTTCTTTCTTTAACAACTCTTCAATATCAATATTGTCCAAAAGTTCTGTCGCCTTTAGAATCAATCCTTCTTTTTCTTCTTGGCCAGATAATAAGTCTTGGTTGGTTGTTTTCAATGCGGCGATCTGGATTTTCTTGTTGCGCATTTTCTCTCTAACCGTGGCAATATCAATGATCGTCGCAGGAATAGAATCAATGAGCTTTTCTAGTTCATTTAATTTTACTTGTTTTTGTTCAATAGTCGCCTGTAATAGCCCACAAGCCTTCTCTTGCTTTGTAAGTCTCTTTTCGTTTTTCCGCAAATCATCTGAGGCTTCTGTGATTTCATTATCAAACTCTCTTTCTTCTAGTCTTTTTAGGGCGCCCTTTAAATCAATACTATCTTCCTTGGCTATCTTAAATTTTTGTTCAAAAATCTCTAAGTCAAGGAATTTAGCGATAATCTCCTTGCGACGAGTAGAGCCCTCATCAATAAAGGATAACGAACCGTGCTGCGCTGCCATAGAAGACATCAAAAAGTCTTCCATAGTGCCAAACTGCTTTCTGATAATCTTATCTGTCTCGTTGCGCGTCAAGCCGTTTAAACTGGTAGTAGAGCCTAAAACTTTATCATAACATTCAAAATTTAAATCCGTCTTTGCTTCAAGTGTTTCTTCGCCTTTGAGTCGTTTAATGTATTTTTCAGATTCACGTTCAATTGTATAAGTCTTATTCCCTACATTGATTACGACTTTTCCGGAGGCGCTAGGCTTGTTTTGATTAATAACATTTAAGTTTTTTCTTTCGTTCTTAGACGTTGAATTGAATACAGTGTAAAGTAAAGAATCGATAATGCTACTCTTCCCAGAAAAGTTCTTTCC